GGCGCTCAGTTCGGCCCCGCGTGGGTTGCGCGGCAAGCAGGGCGTGATCATCATCGACGAGGCGGCCTTCGTTGACAGCCTGCCGGAACTTCTGAAGGCGGCGCTGGCGTTTCTGATGTGGGGCGGTCAGGTCGTGGTCTGTTCGACCCATGACGGGGTTGACAATGCGTTCAACGCGACAATCCAGGACATCCTCGCCGGGCGGTCAAAATACCAGCATATCCGCATCGACTTCGATCAGGCGTTGACCGAGGGGCTGTATCAGCGCATCTGTCTGGTCACCGGCAAGGCGTGGTCGGCGGCGTCAGAGGCGGCCTGGCGGCAGGACATCATCGACTTCTACGGCGATGGCGCTGACGAGGAACTCTTTTGCATTCCGTCGTTGTCGTCGGGCTCATGGTTGCCAGCGCCCTTGATCGAAGCGCGCATGGTGGTCAAGACGCCGGTGCTGCGGCTGGAACTGCCACCGGACTACATGTTCCGCGCGCGCCTGCAACAGGCCGCGGTGATGGCCCCTTTTCTCGAAGCGTTGCGGGCGCAGCTCGCAGCCCTTGATCTCGGGCCGCAGTTTGCCTTCGGCTTCGACTTTGCCCGCGTGGCCGACCTCACAGCCGGGTCTTTAATCGCCATTGAACAGCGCCTGAAACGCCGCGAGGTTCTGGCGTTTGAATTGCGCAACGTGCCGGGGGTCGAGCAAAAGCAGATCGTGCGGATGATCTTGCAGTGCGTGCGCGCCCGCCTTGTAGGGGCCGCGTTTGACGCCACCGGAATGGGCTGGACCGTGGCCGAAGATCTGGGCCGGGAGTTTGGCCTGCGCGAAGACCCGCAAGGTTCCGGCCTGGTGATGGCGGTCAAATTCTCCGAAGAATGGTACCGGCTGCACATGCCGCCGCTGAAGGCCGCGATTGAAGACGACATGATGGAGCTGATTGCCGATGCCGAGCATCTGGCCGATCTGCGCGCCGTCAAGCTGGTGCGCGGGATCGCCCGCGTGCCTGCCCTGCGGGACGGCACCACGGGCAGGAAGCGCCACGGCGACCACGCAATTGCCGTCGCCCTCGCCCATTGGGCCAGCCGCCAGCGCTTTGTCGAATATGGCTATCAGGCGGTGCCGCGCGGCCAGAGCCAGAGTGGGAAACCGGGCCTGACCCCCGAAGATGATGATTTGCGTGCCCGCGACTGGTTCACTCCGCCGCTCGGCGCTGGCTTGCGGGGGGGCATCTGATGCGGTGGCTGTTCCGGACCACAATGCGCGGCCTTGGTGGTTTGGCGGGCGATCTCGGGCTTTGGCTCTATTGGGCCGGGAAACATGGGCAGCAACGCTGCCACAGAAGGAGCAAGCCATGAAATCCCCCGTCCTGCTGGATGCCTATGGCAAACCGATCGAACGCAAGGCGCTGACCCAGGAGGTGGCGGCGGCGAGCTATGGCGGGGTGCGCAGCCCGATCACCGGCTATCCCGGCGACGGTCTGACCCCGGCCACGCTGGCCGCGATCCTGCGCGAGGCGGATGCGGGCGACCCGCTGCGCTATCTCGAACTGGCCGAAACCATTGAAGAGCGGGATCTGCATTACCTCGGGGTGCTGGGCACCCGCCGCCGCGCGGTCAGCCAGATCGAGGTGACCGTTGAAGCCGGATCGGATGCGCCAGAGCATGAAACCCATGCCCAGATGGTGCGCGACTGGCTGAAGCGCGACGCGTTGCAGGAAGAGCTGTTCGATATCCTTGACGCGGTCGGCAAGGGCTATTCGTTCACCGAGGTAACGTATGAGCATTCGGAGGGCCAATATCTGCCGCGCATCGTCCGCCGTGACCCGCGCTGGTTCCGGTTTGATCGCCGCGACATGACCACGCCGATGCTGCTGGTCGAGGGCGGGCAGGAAGAACCCCTGAAGGCGGGCAAATTCATCTTTGCCCGGATGCAGGCAAAGTCGGGCCTGCCGGTGCGCGGCGGTATCGCCCGTGCCGCGCTCTGGGCGTATCTCTTCAAGATGTACACCCAGCGTGACTGGGCGATCTTCAGCCAGACTTACGGCCAGCCGGTGCGGGTCGGCAAGTTCGGGGCCGGTGCCACGGCAGAGGACAAGGCCACGCTGTTCCGGGCGGTGGCCAATATCGCCGGGGATTGCGCGGCGATCATCCCGGAGTCAATGATGATCGAGTTCATCGAGAGCGGCAATGTCGGCGCGGGCCACGGCATGTACAAGGAGCGGGTCGAATTCCTTGATCAGCAGGTCTCCAAGGCCGTGCTGGGCCAGACGGCGACCACGGATGCGGTGGTGGGCGGCCTGGGGTCGGGCAAAGAGCATGGCGACGTGCGCGCCGACATCAAGAGCGCGGATGCCAAGGTGCTGGCCGCGGTGTTGAACCGTGATCTGATCCGGATCTGGGTGCAGATGGAATTTGGCCCGCAGCGGGTCTATCCGCATCTGCGCATCGAAGACCCGCAACAGGAAGACCTGAAGGCGTTGGCCGATGCACTGGGCCCGCTGATCGACCGCGGCCTTGAAGTCGAGCAGGCAACCATGCTGCAGCGCTTTGGTCTGCCGGAACCCCGGAAAGGGGCCAAAATGCTGCGGCCAGCGCTCGCGGGCGCACTGCCGACGGACACTCCCGGTCCGGATCGCGAGATTAAACGGGTTTCAGGCGAAATTAAACGGGGTGACGCCCTTCCGGGCACAGTCGCCGCCCTGAATGCGCAAGGGCCGTCAGCGGGCAAAAATCAGGGGTCTGATCCGGTGGACCATCTGACCGCCCGGCTGGCGATCGAGGCCGCCCCGGCGATGGCAATGATGCTGGGGCGGATCGAGGCAATGCTGGCGGCGGCGGGCAGCTTGGAAGAGTTCCGCGCGATGCTGCTGGCGGGCTTCCCGGACCTTGACGGCAGCGGGCTGGCGGCGACGCTGGCGGCGGGGATGCTGGCCGCGCACGGGGCCGGGCGCGTGGCGGTTGATGAGGCCGCCGGGTGAGCGACATCGCCGCCAGCTTTCGCCGCCCGTTTGACGCGCAGGTCGCGGCCTACCGGCGGCGGCTTGGCAATCTGGTGCCGACCGCGCGGTGGGATGATCTCTCGCACGCCGAGCACGACCGCGCCTTCGTGGTGGCGGGGGCGGTCAAGGCCGACCTGCTGGCCGACCTGGGGGCGGCGGTGGACCGGGCGATCAGCGAGGGCACCGGGTTCGAGGCGTTCAAGACCTCGTTTCGCACCATCGTCGAACAGCACGGCTGGCACGGCTGGACCGGCGAAGGCACGGCCAGGGGCGAGGCGTGGCGGATGCGGGTGATCTACCGCACCAACATGCTGACCAGCTACGCGGCGGGCCGCATGGCGCAACTGGTGGACGGCAAATTCAAATTCTGGGTCTACCGGCACGGCAACGCGCTGGAACCACGTCTGCTGCATCTGGCGTGGAATGGCACCGCGTTGCCGCCGGATCATCCGTTCTGGGCGACCCACTATCCGCCGAACGACTGGGGCTGCACCTGCTATGTGACCGGTGCGCGCACCGAGGCCGGGATCCGGCGGGTGGGCGGCGACCCGGGCAAGCAACTGCCGGACGGCTGGGAGGGGCTGAACCCGAAGACCGGCACGCCGGCCGGGGTGGGCAAGGGCTGGGACTACGCGCCGGGGGCAAGTGCGGTTGATGACGTGCTGGCGACGGTCAAGGCCAAAGCAGAAGTTTTGCCACCGCAGATCGCAGCCGACCTGATCCAAAGCACAGTGCAGATGGATGCTTTCGCTGACTGGTTTGCCGCGCCGCGTGGAAATTGGCCGCTTTTGCGCCTGTCCGATGCCGACGCTGCTCTGGTTGGATCGCAGCGACGGGTGGCCGTGCTTTCGGCAGACAGTGCCGTCAAGCAAAGCCTGAACCATTCCGATCTGGTGCCTGATGACTATGCACTGGCGCAGGCAGTTGTCGATCATGCCACGCGACGCATCAAACAGGATGCGCGAACGGTCCTGTTCATCCGGGAAGTGGACGGGGATCAGGGCCATGTCCTGGTCGTCAAGGCCGTGGTTGAGAACGATGAGTTGTTCGTTGTCAGTTTTCGGCGGCTGTCGCGCGATGCAGCAAGACGGGACCGCGATATCAGGAACCTGCTGAGGAAAGCCGAATGAGAAACGGGCGGCGAGGCCTCCCACCCGGTTGCCCGGAAACCTCGCATTGCGCTCCGATCCGAAGACCGTGCTACGGCAGGGAGATTTGCACCGTGTCGCGCCCGCATTCGATATGTAGGATTTCGGGCGGGCAAAAGCAACAGAAACACAAAGGGAAGCGCCGGTCATGATCACGATCGAACTCAAGGACGAGGAAGTTCAGGCGGCGCTGTCCGGGCTGGAGGCGCTGCTCGCGGACCTCAGCCCGGTGATGAACGAGATCGGCGATTTTCTG